ACAATGGGTTGAAAAACATCACAGCCATGCTGGGTTCGAACGCCTTTGCCCGGCTGCGTTTCGGCATGGGCAATGATTTTCCACGCGGCATGCAGATCGACTATGTGCTGGGCCACCCCAGTGATGAAGAGCTGGCCATACTGCCCCAGCGCATCGATGTAGCCATCGAAGCCATCAAGGCCTTTTGCCTCTCGGGCCTGAATTTTGCAATGACCAATTTCAACAACAAGTGAATAATGTTTCGAAGGGGCGTGGACAAACGCCCCTTTATTTTTCTTGACCTGTATCTAATTATCATGTTTGAAGTATTTTGTTGAACATATTCCCTGCTTTGAAAATTTTGTACATTTGTCGAAAAGGTTTATTTTTGCATGTAGTTGTGTAAAAATTGTGCTAAAAATCATGATAACTTTTCTTTACAAAGTCAACCCGAAGCAGAAACGTCGGGACGGCACTATGAACGTGAAAATCATAGTTACCTACAAGAGGCAGCGCAAGATGCTGCCGACGTCAATCTATTGCACTCAATCGGACATAACAAGGGGCGGAAAACTGAAAAACCAGGCCTACATTGACTCTGTGGAGCGCACGATACGCGAATACAAGTGCAAGGTGGCTTCCATGGGGCTCGAATACCAAGACTACACGCTGGACCAAATTGTGGAGAGGCTCCACGGGACCGACAACTTGGATTTTTTTGTCTACGCCGAGAGCATCATCAAGAAAATCAAGGTTCAAAGAACGAGAGGCGGCTACGTGACCGCAATAAACCTTGTTGAAAAGTTCGTAGGCAGGCGCACGCTGAATTTCAAAGAGATTACGAAAAATTTCTTTGTCAAGTTCGAGGAGTTCCTTTCATCACGTCACGGAGGCTTCACAAGCGGCGACGGCATTGTAATGGGTAAATTGAGAACAATTTACAGAAATGCGCAAATGGAATACAACGACGAGTGCAACGAAAGGGTTTCATCGTACCCGTTGATTGCGTACAGGCCGCCAAGAATGGCTTCGGAAAGGAAGCGGGCCTTGCCGATTGAGACCATGAGACAAATCATGAAACTCAGTATTGACGACTATAAACTGGCTATGTTCCGAGACCTGTTCATCATGTCGTTCTGCTTGATGGGGATGAACGCGATAGATTTCTACAATGCCGACTTTACGAGCGAGGACCGTATCTGTTACGAGCGCACGAAAACAAGGAACCACCGTGCCGACGATGCCTACATCGAGGTTGACATCGACCCGCGCATCCGGCACTTGACCAAGAAGTACCAAGGCAGGCGCAAGCAGTTTTTCTTCAGTGAGCGGTACGGTCTCAACCAGTTCCGCTGCCTGCTAAGAAGGTATATGAAAAGACTGGGCGAGATGGTCGGGGTGAACAACCTCACTTTCTATTCCGCCCGGCATTCGTTCGCCACGATTGCCTACAACGACTGCGGCGTTGACAAGTACGTTGTACACACGGCACTTAATCACGTTTCCCGCGAGATGCGGATAACAGACGTGTACATTAGGCGGACATTCGAGAAGGAGAACGAGGCCAACAGGAAAGTGATTGACCTACTTTTTCAAGAGGATGGTGAGTGCAGATAGACTCTCGGTGAGCTTCTTTATTGTCTCCTGCTGGCTTGCGATTATTAGCCCCGGGTCTTCCATTATTGTCTGCGAGTTATCGGCAAGCATATCCCCAGTGCCATAGATGAGCCATTCTTTGCGGAAAGGTGCGCCATAGGCATTGTTTACCTTGTTTATGAGGTTGTCGGTCAAATAAGTTGTATTTCCGCGCAAGGCCGTTGAAAGGTTGGAGTGTCCCGCTCCAGCCTTTTCTGCTATTGTCTTGATGGCACTTTGGAAAGGCACGTCATAGGCCCAAATGATATATCGGACCAGTTTGTTAAATCTCTCTTTCTTATCCATAGCCGTATTTGTTAATTATAGTGAAAATATTTATTTATCAAAGATTTTATTTGCATTACACAGAAAAACACTTTACCTTTGTAACCGAATTAAGTTATTAGGTATGCAAAAATACTCAAAAGAAAGAGAAATTACAAATTTTCCGCAACAAATATATGTGCGGGATGGCGAGCGCCCAACAATAAAGTCCCTGTTCGAGGGCTTGAGGGTTGGCGACACCCTGCACATAGGGTATTCAGCCAAACTCCACAATGCTATTAAACAGGAGTGTTTTCGGCAAAACGAGATAGCCCGGGCTCTCGGCGGAGAGCTTAATTTGAGTTACAGAACCGCCCGCAGGGGTGACGAGATACTAATATACAAATTAAAATGATTGACCTTTTTTCATTGAGGTTGCTTGTGCAGCAGGCCGCCGAGGCAGGTGTGGCGAATTACATCAAGCACACCATGCCGGCATCAGACAAGCTGAAAGTGCGCGAGGCGCAGAGATGGCTCGCCACGCTGGGCTACAAGCCCTGCTATTTGAGTGAGTTGATAGCCAGCGGGGCAATTGTGCCCAAGCGCAACGGCAAGGGCAAGAACAGCCCCCTAATCGTTTCCAAGAGCGATATAATGACGGCTATTACAGCAAAGAATATAGGTAAATTTTTAATTCAATAAAGTATGGCACAGATAAGACTGTTAACGAGAGATGAAATTGAGTGCAGGGTTGCCCAGGTGGGCAATGACCTGTCGTGGTGCAGCGTGCTCCTATACAAAGATGCACGCGTCGATATGCGAATGCTCGACGAGGTGTTCGGCCCGTTGAACTGGCAGCGAAGGCACGAGGTGATAGATGGCAAGCTGTTCTGCACGGTTTCCGTGTGGGACGACCACAAAGGGCAGTGGGTGTCAAAGCAGGATGTCGGCACCGAGAGCAACACCGAGGCCGAGAAGGGGCAGGCTTCCGACTCCTTCAAACGGGCATGTTTCAACCTTGGCATCGGGCGGGAGCTCTACACGGCGCCGAACATCTTCATCAACCTCACGCCGGCTGACATCAGCAACGGCAAGGTGCGGACCCGATTCCACGTCGAGAAGATAGCCTACACCGAAGGCACAATCACATCGCTTGTGATTGCTGACAACCGTGGGGCAGTGCGTTACAGCTACCCGCAGCAGCACATAAGCGTTGAACAGATTTACACCCAAATAGGCAATGCGAAATCACTTGCCGACCTTACCGCGATTTTCAACGCCAACAAGGAGTTGCAGGGCAATTCCGAATTTCTCAGTAAACTAACCGCAAAACGCAAATCAATACAGAATGATAGAGCTTAAAAAAAGCCGTGTGGTCTTCAATCAAGAGGACCACACTTACACCCTTGACGGCAAGAGGCTGCAAGGTGTGACGGGGATTTTAGAAAGACGATTATTCCCCGACAAGTACAAAAATATCCCGGAGAAAATTTTGGCGCGGGCCGCCCAAAGGGGCACCCGCATCCATGAGATGTGCGAGCTCGTTGACACCCTCGACGTGGTTCCCGATGATTGCCAAGAGGCGACGAACTACAGAGAGCTGAAGAAGCGCCTCGGGCTTGTTGCCGTGGACTCCGAGTACCTTGTGTCCGACAATGAGCATTACGCGTCGTCGATTGACGTCGTGTATGAAGGCAAAGATGGTGTCATTCTCAACGACCGCAAGACAACGAGCAAGCTGGACCTTGAGAGCGTCTCCTGGCAACTTTCCATTTACGCGCTATTCTTCGAGATGATGAACCCCGACATCAAGGTCGAAGGCTTGACGGCCACCTGGCTGCGTGGCGACATTTGTGAGTATGTTGACATCGAGCGCAAGCCCAATGACTTGGTCAAGGCCCTGCTGGAGGCCGACATCAACGACGAGCCTTTCGACTACTACACACACGACGTTCCGGATTTCATTTCCGATAGGCTTTCGGAGATGAGCTTCCTAAACACACGCATCAAGGCGCTGGAGGCCGAGCAGAACGCATTGAAAAAGGAGGTCGAGAAACAAATGGTAGAACGGGGCATAGACAATGTAAAAACCCCTGTGGCAACATTCACCTTCGTCAAGCCTAAGAAGAGTACAGGCTTCGACCAGGCTGCATTCAAAGCCGACAACCCATCGCTTTTTTCCAAGTACACAAAAGAGACTATTAAAAAAGGGTATTTAACAATAAAATTCAAATAATATGGACTACTACGGAGCTTTGTGTCTTACCGATATCCCGCGCCGCCTAATTAGGCAGGGCAAGGACGGCAAGAAGTATCTTAACATTTCGATTATTGAGCGCAAGCAGGTCGGCAAGTACGGCGAGACCCATTTTATTGCCGCGTCGTGTCGAAAAGAGGACCAGGTTGAGGGCGAGAACCGTTTCATAGGCGGCTGCCAGCCGTTTGCCAAGAAAGAGGTCGTGACACCCGAAAGTGTTGCACACATGCCGGCTGCGGACGACGATGACGAACTTCCGTTCTGATGCTGTACGACTTGAATAACAAGTTTCAGCGCGAGGACTTCAAAAAGCGGGTCAATGAGCTTTTCACGAAACGTGTAACAGTGGAGTTGACCCGCAAGTTCCCGCCGAGGTCATGCCCACAGAACAAGTACCTGCACTTGATACTTTCGTGGTGGGCGAGCTACTATGGCTGTTCCAAGAAGTACGCAAAAGAGTATTTCTTCAAGTCTGTTTGCAATGGGGACCTTTTTGTGCACCCCGCCAAGGCAAAAGATGGCACGCCATATAACGAAATCCGTTCCAGCGCCGACCTTACGACGCAAGAGATGACGTTGGCCATTCAGCGGTTTAGGGACTATTGTGCATATCACGGGTGCTACATTCCGTCGCCCGAGGAGAGAGAATACCTCCTGTATGTTGAACGAGAAGTAGAGAAACAACAAGAATTTTTGCAGAATGACAACTGATTACGTATATAACGTGATAAAGAGAATACTTTCCACGCGGGTCTTGAACGACCCTAACTGCGTGCCGTATGCCGAGCTGGCCAAGGCGGTCAACGAGGACATGCAGATGGCAATCAACCAGCTTATAACCGAGAAGCGGATAACGTTCCGACGCAATGTAAACGGGTTCCCAATATTCTACGACAATGTGGGTGAAGCTGCACGATAAGTTCCTTGAATGGGAGTGGCACGACAAGCCCGAAATGGTCGCGCTGTGGTTGCATCTACTCTTGTTTGCCAACTGGAAAGACCGCAGGTGGCACGGGATTGTCGTGCGTCGCGGGCAGCTTGTGACCGGGCGGCAGGCTTTGAGTGAAGCCACGGGGCTGTCGGTTAGAACCATTAGAACATGTTTAGGTAGACTAATACAAACTGGAGAGATAACCATAAAATCGACCAACAAATATAGTATAATAACCATTTGTAAATATGATAGTTATCAAGAAAATGAAAATGCAATCGACCAGCAATCGACCAGCAATCGACCAACAATCGACCAACAATCGACCACACCTACAGATAGTACAGAATATACAGAGGGACAGATAATATTATCTAAAGATAATATTTCCCCTGTAGAGAGTGTGGTTGATTTTTTCAACAAGACTATGGCGAGTGCGGTTATTCCCAAAATAAGGGGCAGCAGTGGCAAAAGAAAGAGTGCCATTCAAGCCAGGATTAGGGAGCATGGCATTGACGCGGTCTATGAGATGATAACCATAGCCAGCAAGAGTGACTTCCTCAACGGCAAGAACAACAGAAACTGGGTCGCGAACTTCGACTGGCTATTCCTTCCGACTAATTTTCAAAAAGTAATAGAGGGCAATTACAATGATAGAATTGACACGAGCAATACAAACGATGGAGGCCGCAAGCAAAGGGCGGCAGGGTACGCAGGAATTATCGCCCGCCTTGCGGCAGAGGACGACGCTCGTGCGGCAGAGGTACGGCAGCCGCGAGCAGTTCCTTGAAACGTTCAACCCGATGTTGCAGATTTCTTGCGCGCGGCACGCTGACAGGGCCTATTTCGGCGATGCGCCAACGCTGGGGCTGTTGCGCAAAACCTACGGGGACAACATGGCCACCATGTGGCTCATGCCCCAATTATACGACCTGTGTGAGTTCACCAGCGTCAAGAAGATAAACGAGCACCAGGCCTTGTATTTGGCCGAAATCATCGCCAACGAATACGGCTACTTCAAAGTGACCGAGTTCCTGTTGTTTTTCTACCTGTTCAAGACTGGCAAGTACGGCAGGTTCTATGGCTCGGCAGACCCGATGGTCATCATGGAGGCCTTGAAGGCTTTCCGTGAAGAGCGCTTTGATGAATACCGCAGGCACGAGCAAGAAGAAGCAAAAAAGCTCAAGCTGGAGGAAGATAAAAACCGGGCAACAATAAGTCCCGATGAAATGGCAGTGCGCTTGGGCTATCCACGAGGCACGTCGATAGCCTGCATTGTCCAGTACGAAAGGCAGAAAGATTATGTATTGGCCATTTGTTCGATAATCAGCATGTTCTATGAAATCAAGAAGAAAAACTAACTACAAGGCGAAGCTCGACAAGGTGTTTTCCGAGTACATACGCCTCAAGAACGCCAACAGCATAGGGTTCTGCCGGTGTGTAACATGCGGCAAGTACATGCACTGGACCAAAATACAGAACGGCCACTACATGTCGCGCCGGTACATGGCAACGCGGTATTCCGAGATGAACTGCCACCCGCAATGCGTGGCCTGCAACGTGATGCAGCACGGGAATATCCCGCAGTACAGGATGTGGCTTGTCAAGGAGTACGGCGAGGAAAAGGTGCGGCAGCTTGAGACGGCGGCGCTGTCGCAGACGGTGAAATTCGGGGACGTGGAATACAAGGAATTAATTGACTACTACACCAAACTGGTGAAGTCGCTAAAAAAGGAGAAGCAATGAAGATTTTGGTCGAGACTGACAAGTATGTCATTTACATAGACGGGGAAAGACTTTATATGTGCAGTAAAGAGATATTTTTCAAAAAGTACAAAAAATGTACATAAAATGTTTGCACAATTAAATTATTATCTTTAACTTTGCAATAGAAAATTAAAGTAATTGCATGATAATATTCAAGGGCATGGTAGAGCAGGAGAGGCTCCGCAAGGAGCTTGAACAGCTCAACGGGCAAATAGACCTTTTCAAGCGTTGCGGACTTGAACCCGAGGCAAAAAAACTCCTTCCGCGGTACAATGAGATTGTGAGGCGCATCAAGGACTTGGACGAGGTGATATACCGGCAGCGCAGAAAGAGCTCGCACGCCCTGCTTGTGTGCTTCGTGGCTGCCGACTTGGCAACCTTGGCGGCCGACCAGTTTGCCGACGTGTGCAAGGAGGTAAACTATGGAATGAACAGCGCCGACAACGAGTTTGTTAGGCTGATGAAGTTCAACGCCGAGTCCTCGGCTGAGCGGTGGAACGAGGTGGTCCGCCTCATCGACGAGGGCGGGCAGGACATCAACCTTTCAAACTTCTACGCCGATTTCAGCGAGGAGATAACAGACAGGGTCCTTCCGTTAATCAATGACTCCGTGCGCGACGTCATGGAGAACACCAAGGAAGGGAGGAATTGGCTGTAATTTGTAGTGCTATTATTCTTCGTTTTTTCTGTTACATTTCTGTTACATTTTAATGGCCCCGCTTGTGAAAGTAGAGCCATTTATAATTAAAATACTTGCAAAATAAATATATTTTATTTAACTTAGCATTGATGAACATGGAAGATTTCATAAGCGAGGCCAAGAGGCTGTCATGCGTGGAGAAACAAGCGCGTGAGAGCTTCTGCAACTTCTGCCAGCCTGTTCTCAATGTGTCCTATGCCGGCTGGCTTCGGGAACGTGTGAAGGACCGCGACGTCTACCTTATGGTTGCCCTGCGGCTTTTCTCGCCCCGTTCGCTGGCTGGCAGGAAGATAGTTACCAAGGGGATAAGAAAGGCTTTAAGCAAAAACATGGGCATCAATGAGTGGTATGTGTCGAGGCAGATAGGGGAGGTAACCTACCTGTACGACCACATTCCGAAGTTCAAGGCCGATGTAAACAAGGCCTACAGCTCGGTTGTCGATGAGCTGCGGGAGAATGATGACTTGCGACCAAATCAGATTCTTTAAAAATCAGACAAATATATTTTGAAAATAAAAATATTATCTTTATATTTGCAATGTTCTATTTACACAAAAAATTAATATATGAGTACATTACCCAAAGAAGAGTACTGGGCAAAGATTGACCAGCTCAAAGCAAAGTATGAAGATTTTTGCGAGCCTGCGCCTGTAAAGGTACTCAATTTAATCATGAAGCGCGAGTTTGCCGAGCAAATCCTGCGTGGCGAGAAGAAAATTGAGTTCCGTCCTTACTCGCAGCACTATTGCGACCGCCTGTTTGACCGCAAGGTTACAGAGTTCATGAACAACCACTGCGACGACGATGATGTTGCATTGTACTGCGACGACATGCGACCGGTGAAAAAAATCCACTTTCACAACTACAACAATTCGTGGCACCTGGACTGCAAGTGCAACCTGGCTTCTGACATTGCTGCAGATGACGAGGGCGTCGATTTCTTGCATAAGGAGTACGGGTGTAATGAGCTTGATGCGTTGAACGCCCAGGTAAAGTCGACAAAGGGCATGAATTACCCGATGTTTTTCTTCTTTGTGTTAGGTGAAATCATAGATACGGACTTGAATGTTTAATATATGAGTGAATAACCTTTCAATGTTTTATTATGCCGGAGGTATATAGAATACTTGATAACGGTACGAGGCAGTACGTGGGCTATGTGGCCAATGACGGCTCTATCCGTGACACGCGAAAAAACGGGTTTAACGCCCGGTTGAAGACGCAGAGCATGCGACTTGGCAAAAATAACGCGGCCACGAAGGCGACCATCAGAAACTTCAATGCAACTGGGCGCGGTGCTCAAGGTTAAACTGTTTTCTACATGGGGGCGCGTCTAAGGGCACGCCCCTTGTTTTTGGATTATGCTTGAACGTGCAAAAGAAATAATAAACGACGTGGCGGGACGGGCTGACTCGGTCATTCTGTTCCACTCGTTGAGCGGCAAGGACTCAATCGTGCTGCTCGATCTGCTGTACACGCGGTTCAAGCGCATCGTATGCGTCTTCATGTACCTTGTCAAAGACCTGGAGCACATCAACCAGTACTACATGTACGCCATGGCGAAATACCCAGGCATAGAGTTCGTGCAGGTTCCTCATTACGGATACTACAACTACGTAAAGCACGGTTTCATGGGCATCAAGAAAAACCCGAAACAGCGCGAATACACCCTTTCGCAAATCACCGACAAGATAAGGGAACGTTCCGGCATAGAATGGGCCTGCTACGGCTTCAAACAAAGCGACAGCCTAAACAGACGGCTGATGCTGCGCAGCTACACCGACGGGGAAATGGCAATCTCGTGGAAAACGAAGAAGTTCTACCCCCTGTCGACCTACAAGAACAAGGACATCTTAGAATACATAGAGAGGAACAACCTCAAGCGCCCCGAGACCTACGGCGGCACAGGTCAGTCCTGCGGCATGGACATCACATCGCCCGACTACCTGCGCTACCTGGCACTGAACTACCCGGGCGACTTGAAGCGGATTTACTCCGTGTTCCCCGCTTGCAGGAGAATTATACCCGAATATGAAGAAAGAGAAAATAAAAGGAAGCGAGACTAAGGTCATAAAGCGGTCGCAAATCAAGCTGAACCCCTACAACCCGAAGCACCACACCGACGAGCAGGTGAAACTTCAGAAGAAGAACCTCAAGCAGGTGGGCTTCTTGGGCGGGATTGTTTGGAACGAGCGCAGCGGCAACCTTGTCGACGGTCACAGGCGAATAAAGGCCCTGGACCTCATCAACAAGTACGACGGCAGCAATGATTACGACATAAAGGTCGAGGCGGTCGACTTCTCTGAAAAGGAGGAGCTCAACCAGCTCACCTACATGGCAGTGGGAAACTCAAAGGCCGATTACAACCTTATCGCAAAGTACGCCCCCGAGATTGACTACGCAAATGTAGGCCTCTCTGAGCAGCAGTACAACGAAATTCTTACCCTGCGACAGAAAGAGACTGTCGAGGCCATTCCTTCATGGGAGGACGATTTCATCACCGAGTTAGACGTGCCCGAGATAAGCAACGAGGAGTTTCAGCAGGAACTCGCCGATAAGCCGAAAATGACCAAGGACGCGGTGAAGGCCGAAAAAGCGAAGTGCACCGATATTGCCAACAACCGGCACGAAGAGGACGACCTGTACGTGATACTCAATTTCAAGGACTACGACCAAAAGCTCGCTTTCTGTGAGCTGCTGGGCATCGAGGCGGGCAGCTACATGAACATCAAGGGCCAGCCGGTAGAGGATTTACTTAGTCGTTTGGGGTAAAATTAAAGAATACGTTTTAAACATTCCTAAATATGAATTACAAGAAACCACCATTGGAGGAGTTCAAGAAGGCCATAGAGGCCACCCGTGGCAACCTCACCGCCACTGCCAAGGCTCTCGGCGTGGTGCGTGCCACGGTTTGGAAGTGGGCGAAGGAGGACGAGGACTTCCGCAGCACAATCAACGACGCCCGCAAGGGCAAGCTGGACCAGTTCATCAGCACGGCCGAGCTTGTGGCGCTTGGCATTCCCGACGTTGACCCCGAGACGAAACGCGTTGTGGGCTGGGTGGAGAAGCCCGACCCGCAGATGCTGCGATATTTCATGTCGACACTTGGAAGAGACGAGGGCTTCGGGGACAATCTCGATATAACGACCAACGGCAAAGACGTGAACAACGTGGTCCGCGTCGAGGTCATTGACAAGCGCAGCGACGTGGCCCAGGATGAGGAAGTGTAGGCACGGATGATTTTCAACAAGTTACGATGATAAGGGTTCAGACGACAAAGGTGTATTCCATACTCGATGAGGCGGTTCAAAAGGGCTTTACCACCATCTCCGAGCAAGGGAGCGCCCGGTCGGGCAAGACATGGAACACCCTTATATGGATAATCATATATTGTCTTAACCACCCCAAGACCACCGTGTCGATAGTCAGAAAGACCAATCCTGCGCTTACAGGCTCCGTGATGAGGGATTTCGTTTCCATCATACAGAGCATGGGCATTTGGGACAAGCGGGATTTCAACAAGACGCAGCAGATGTACGCGTTTTCCAACGGCAGCTGGGTGGAGTTCTTCTCGACCGATGACGAGCAGAAGCTGCGCGGCAGGAAGCGGCAAATTCTCTACGTCAACGAGGGCAACGAGCTGCTTGAGATAGAATGGAAACAGCTGAAGATGCGCACCACCAAGCTGTCGATAATCGACTACAACCCTTCTTTCGGCGAGGACCACTGGCTTAACGGCTTGAACGACGACCCGCGGACGTGCCATTTCATAACTACCTACAAGGACAACCCGTTCCTGGAGCAGACCATCATTGACGAGATAGAGAGCTACAAGGACACCAACCCGTCGCTGTGGCGGATATACGGGCTGGGCTTGAGGGCGATAGTCGAGGGGCTCGTGTTCGAGAACTGGGACGTGGTCGACGCCTTTCCGCAGTGCGCGAAAGAGGGCATCGGCCTTGACTTCGGCTACTCGCACGACCCGTCGGCGGCGGTCAAGTGCGGCCTCACGGGCAACGATTTCTACATTGACGAGCTTTTCTACAGGACCAACATGCTCACCCGCGACATTGCCGCGGAATTGAAGAAATACGATCTTGACGTGATAGCCGACTCCGCAGACCCGCGCCTTATTGATGAAATCTTCAACGAGCAAGTGCTGATTTACCCGGTGAGGAAATTCAGCGGCTCAATCATGGCCGGCATAATGAAGATGCAGGAGTTTAGGATACACGTCACGCGGAACAGCGTGAACTTGATAAAGGAGCTCAAGAACTACACCTATCAGCAGGACAAGAACGGCGTGTGGCTCAACAAGCCCGTTGACGCCTGGAACCATGCCATAGACGCCGCAAGGTACTGGGTGCTGGCCGAGGTGCTTGGCCATGTGTCGAAGGTGGTACAAATAAACGAAAACGACCTTTGCATCTTTTGAAAAAATGCTATATTCACGTGGTAATTGCAATTACATGAAAACAACAACTAATAATACAATTATGACTGAAATCAAAAAAATCGAAAAGGCCCTCGCGTTCATAAAACTGGCGCAGGACCTTGTGTGTGACTTCTCGGGGGAGCGTGACTTCCTTGAGGACGTGTCTGAGAAACTTGACGATGTTAAAGTTCTTTTGGCCGACACTATCGCGGTCAACGACAAAGAGACCGTGAGCTTGGGCTAACAGTTATGCAGGGTGTGCATCTTTGGGCGCATCCTGCATTGTCAATTCCACATGCAGGGTGGCCCCGCAGTGTGGGCAGACCACCGTGTTGTTGCATGCATTTTCCTTTCGGTGCATCGCCACCACCGCCTCAATTTCTTCGTCGGAGAGGAAAAGCTGCCACGTGGGCACGCCTATCGCCGTGGCTATTTTCTCGAGCGTCGCGATTTTCGGATGCTCGGTTTTCATGAGCTGCTGCAGGCCGACGGTGGTCATTCCCAGCTCGGCGGCCAGGTCCCGTTGTTTGACGCCCAGTTTCTTGATAAATTCTCTTGTTCGGTTCTGCATAAATTGAATTTTCAACAAAAGTAGTAATAATTACTTTAACAACCAAAGGAAAGTAAAATTAATTACTTGAATTTCTCGTTTTTGAGCAACATACCCGATAGTGAAAGTTAAATATTTTACTTTGGGGAATAAGTGCAAAATTAGCCTTTGCTTTAATTTGGTCGTTTGTTGCTAACCTTTAAATTTGCGTTATGTTTAACTTCCTACAGGAACTTTTCTCGCTTTTCAAGCAGAAGCAGCTCAACGCCGAAAGCATTGAGGGCGACTTTGTCGAATTTGTTAAGCAGGGCAAGGTCGAGCAGGCCATATCCATGATGCAGGACAATACTGAGGAGGTGGACATTGCCCTTACCGAGTACTATTCCGAGATGCACAAGGTCAATCGCCGTCCCAACAAGCGGCGAAAGAAGCAGAGCGACTACATATCGGTCAAGCTCCCGCGCAGCAGGCAGCGGTACATCAACGAGGTGGCGCTCTTTTTCTTGCTGAACAACCCAATCAAGTGGAAGATGAAATCGGGCTCCGACGAGGCCTGGCAGCTTTTCTTGAAATTTCTCGAAGATGTGGACTACGATTCTGTAATGCGTGAGCACAAGCGTGCCGCAGGTGCGCTGACCGAGAGCGCGAAACTGTACCACGTGTACCGAGACGAGGATGGGAAGCCTGCCTGCCGACTGGTCGTGCTGAACAGATTTGAGGGCTACGAGCTCAGAACCCTTATCGACCAGTACAAGAAGATGCAGGCATTCGCCTACGGATACACCACGAAGCAGGGCGGCCGTTCCGTCAAGCATTGGGATATCCAAACCAAGGACTTCATTTTCAACTGCACGCGAAAGGGCGGCTGGAGCGTCGAGGCGTTTCCTAACCCGACGGGCAAAATCAATGTCATTTACGACCGCCAGCCAAAGGAGTGGGACGGCGTTCAGCAGCGATGCGATCGCGAGGAAGACGTCGACTCCAGGCAGGGGGACAACAACAACTATTTCTCCGACCCCGTTGCCAAGGCATCGGCCGACGTCATAAAGTCCATGGCCGACCCCAATGCGATGGGCAAGTTCATTCAGCTCAACGGCGAACGCAGCCTGTTCGAGTATGTCAACCCGCCGCAGGTGTCGGAGGGCTGGAACGCCGAGAAAGCCGACCTGCGGCAGTCAATTCTCGATGACACGTTCACGCCCGACTTCTCCTACGAGGGCATCAAGGGCTACGGTACATTGACGGGAGCGGCCTTGAGGAACGCTCTCACCATAGGCTACATCAAGCGAAACAGAAACATCGAGATTTACGGCAGGTCGGTCAGACGTGAAAGGAACTTGATACTGGCGATATTGAAAATACTTTACCCGGGGGTTGACTTCGACTCGCTTGAGCTCTCGTTTGAGTTCAGCGACCCGTTCGTTGACGACAAGCAGACCCTGTGGAGCGCTGTCGGGAATGCCAAGGCCCAGGGTGTGATGAGCACCGAGACGGCCGTGGAGCTTATGGGCGTAGCGGCCGACAAGCGCGACGAAATTGAAAAGATTAAATCCGAGGGAACATCAAACTCAGCAATTCAACAGGAGTAACCATTTTTACACACACTCGTTCAGTGGCTGGTCGTGATGACCCGCCGCTGTTTTTAATCGCTAATCATTAATTCAACATACAATGACGAGAGAACAAAAGCTAAAGATACAGGCTGCCAAAGAGAAGGACAAAACACTGGAAAGGGCGTTCATTCGCGGCGCCGTGTGGGCCGACATGCATTGCTGGATACCGGTGGAGGATGAGCTTCCGCCACTCGAGATGGCTGTGCTGGTGTGTAACTCAGACAAGCCGGAACGGGAAGTTTGGTTCGCCCACAGGACAGAGCGCCCCGATGTTATTGTAGACAAGAACAAATTCAGCAACTACGGGGAAGACTACACTGTCACACACTGGATGCCCGTGCCGAGATGCGAATGAAGGAAACGTGGCTTGCAACCGACGAAGACGGCTCTAAGCACCTTTTTGGGAGCAGGCCTAAGCTGAACAGGAACATTTTCGGCGAGATGTATTGGTACGCGCCCCGGTCTGTCGACGTGAATGCAATCCGCGACTACCTGCCGGCGCAGACTTTCAAGGACCAGCCGGTGGCCGTTGAGATGATTGTGAGAAAAATTAAATAAAACGCTTTTATAATGTGCAAGAGTTAAAATTTTAATTCTCAACAAAAGTAATTGTCAAAACGCTTGCTTAATTAAAGTGAATACTTTAACTTTGCAGTACATTATTAAAGTAAAGGTTCTATGGCACAGTTCAGAAACATGAATTTGACAAAAAACCAGGCTCTCAATATAATCGAGAATGCCCTGGGGCTTGGGTATGTAATACCTTACTCGAGCAACGGCAACGGCGGATCGGGCTTCGGCTGGCTGCCCTTGGAGACCAGCATGAAGGCTCTCAAGAAGTCTGTGGCAAACATGCGTTTTCGCGTGGTGCCGCGGTCGGAGTGGAGCGAGGACTTCAGCTACGTGAACGACCTTGACCTGGACGACTTCGATACGTGCGTCGAGTTCTACAACAGCTACGGGTACAGCGAGCAATATTTACTATGGGACATTGATTATTTTCTTGACTGATGAAAAAAACAATTTACAACGGCATTGAAATGACGATAAGCCACACGAGCAGCTATGGCCGTTATCGTCTCTCTGCGCTTATCAACGGCGAGCGCATCACAGCCGAGACAACCGACAGCGAGATTTACGATTACTTTGATTGCGACTACTACGACAGCGAAGACACTGACTTCGCACGCCGTGCAGCATATAACATTATAACAGCGCAGCTGATATGAACATTGAGGTTAATTTGATTGAGGTTGCGGGGTTTGCGAGCGCGTTGCAGGCGCTGCACCTACCTTTCGGCAAGCCCTGCAATTCCAACGTGCATAGCGACACCAATTACAGCGATGAACTGTTGTACACCACAAGCGCTGTGTCTATTTCACCAAGCGACGAGAAACTGCTCAAGCGGCTAATCAAGGCTGGCGACGAGCATTCCAAGGTGCTGCGCGGTATTGTTGCGTATCTAAGGATTAACGCGCCCCGCTTTTGGTGGCAGGAGTTCGACACCTACCGCGTCGGCTGCGAGAGGCTTGCCAGCGAGTCGACGATGCACATCCAGGGCAGGGGGTTGACTGAAGAGAAACTTGTGCAGATGAAGAGCGAGCTGCCCGAGGGGACAATGCAGGAAAGAATTGTGATGGTGTCATATCAGACGCTGAGGCGCATCTACCTTCAGAGAAGGAACCACAGGCTTCCGCAATGGCGGGATTTCTGCACGTGGCTCACCCGCCTCCCGTATTCCTGGTTAATTATTTAGAGCGACGCGGCCCATCTTCACAGACGGGCCGTTTTTATCAAAATTTTAAAATTCTTTGGGTATGGCACCCGGAAGACACTGCAAAGGTAGTTAATTCCCCGCGAACAATCAAATTCATGAAAACCACATGCCGTGGAACAGGAAATTTCTGTCTGAATGTTTTGTTAATTCAATGATTTTTAGTAACTTGTACATGCGTTAGACGGGTTCTCATGCAGGTGACACACTGCACCTAAAAAACCAGCCCACCGTTTAAAAAGCGACCAAATGAAAATCCAACTTTCATTTAAGGTTTGGCGAATAAAAATCACTATCACCATAGTGGTTGGCAGGTAGCCAAACAAGGGGTGACCTTCGCGTTGCCCCTTTCGCTTTTTCAGTGGGCTGGAATAGTAAATCTTAACGGTCGGCACTCTTCCCGTCAATCTCATCAGCTATGCGCCGCAGCTCGTCGGTGGTCTCCGCGGAATAGTAGTCACTGCCGTGGCGCACGAGCGCGGTCATGGTGCCAGTCGGGGAAACCTCGTCGATGAAGAAGTCGCCCACCTTGCAGCCAATGGCATTGGCAATCTCGCGCATACTTTTCACCGACGGCTCGCCATTCACCATTTGGGAAATGGAGGCGGTGGTGACCCGGCGAGCGCCGTCCGGGCGGCTGGCGTTGATGATGTCAGCCAGCTCCTGGTAGCTGACACCTTTCTCAGAGAGTATCTTCTTTATATTCATATATAAGTTATTTCTAAATGCAAAGGTAACAACTATTTTCATAACACACAAACATAAACGTGTAGCTTCTTAGTTAATACTGAAAATAATGACCAAATGTTAACAAATATATAGAAAAAACTTAGCTGGCTAATTATTGTTAAATTCTAAGTAATTTCTTAGAAAATATTTTGAAGTTTAGAAATAACTTAGTAGATTTGCAACAGAAATAAGAAAAATAGAAACAACAACCACTAAAATTCAAAGACTATGGCAACAACATTGGTAGAAGAAATTCAAAGCGTGATGAGCGGCAAGGGTAACAGGGCACAAAAAAGCGAGGCCTTAATCAAGTTGGGTCTTCGCCCAATAGATGTTCAGAGGCTGTGGTTCACACACAACCTCAAGAGGCGTGCCGGATACACTGCCTATAAAATTGGCAGCCTCACATTTGGCGTCGAAATTGAGTGTTTCGGCGTAAACAAATACATACTGCAAGATTTGATGACCGAAAAGGGGTTAGTTTCTTATATTAGTGGCTATTCGCATGAAGACAGCAATAACCGCTACAAGCTGGCGGCCGACTGCTCAATCAGTGGCGACCATAGCTGCGAGTGTGTAACACCTATCCTCAAAGGCAAGGCTGGCGAAAACAGCCTTAAAAAGGCGTGTGACGCCCTCAACCAGGTGGGCGCAAGTGTAAACCGCAGCTGCGGCCTGCATGTTCACTTCGGGGCCGAGAAGTTAAGTGATGCCCATTATGTAAGGGTGTTTAAGAATTACCAAAAGTGCGAAAGAGTGATAGACTCTTTCTTGGCAACCTCGCGCCGGGGCACTAACAACCACTATTGCATGGGTCTGGCTGGTATCCACTTTGAAAATTGCCAAACAAAGCGCGATGTAAGAGGCGCGTTGCACTATGACCGGTACTACAAAGTAAATGCCGAGGCCTATGCTTGCCACAAAACAATCGAGTTTCGCCAGCACCAGGGCACTACCGACTACAAGAAGATAATGATGTGGGTGCAGTTCTTGAGAAAACTAATAGAGTATTCTTATAGCAATGAGCTGGCCGCCGAGCCCGCCACAATTGCCGAGCTACCCTTCATTGACAGCGAAATGAAAACCTATCTGCAAGACAGGGCACAGCAGTTAGGCTAAAAGCAACGCCAAAGGGGCCAAATGGCCCCGCTGGCGCCCTTTAGTCCACAAAACGAACAATTGTACAACCAACATATAAAAATCGTTTACATGGCAACAATCAAAGCAACATTCGGTCGCTTTTTGCCAGGACCACGGCTTTGTGCCGAGAAGCTGGTTTGAACTATTAAAATAAAAAAATTATGTGTGTAATAATTTACAAGCCGGCAGGCGTAAAAATGCCAAGCAGAGAGATACTTTTTGGATGCTACACGGTCAACCACGACGGCATGGGGTTCTGCACCCCAAAGAGTATTTACCACACTTTAAGCTACCAGGACTTTGAGAAGGCGCTTAGGACTGTTGTTAAGGCCGAGCCGTGCATCATTCACTTTCGGTGGGCCACGCATGGCTCGGTGAGTATTGAAAATTGCCACCCCTTTGTCAAGGGCAATGTGAAGTTTGCCCACAACGGCGTTTTGCCGGTTATACCAAAGGGCGACATGACCGACAGCGAAACAGCCTTTGATAACATCATTTACCCGGCCATAATGAATAACGGGTTCAGAAGCGAAGAGGCCGACAGGGTGATTAGGAGGATAGTCGGCGCAAGCCGCTTTGCCATCATGGACGGTCGCGACGTCGAGCTGTTTGGCACCTGGTACGTGATGGACGGCTTGTATTACAGCAACCTAAACTGGACACATCCGCTTTAGAGATTGAATTTTGGTGGTTATAGATGGCGCGCCGTCCGTGAGGATAGCGCGCTTTTTGTACACCAAAAACAAAGGTGTAATATAAGCAAACGGTTATAATTTTTTGGGTTAATTCAATGATTATCTTTGTGTGAAAAATTTATTTAGACATGAACAAGAAACTATTCGACGCTTTAAAACAAGCCTACCCTCAGCTTGGGTTGAGTGATGAAATCCTGCGGCATCATGCAGACATGCTGGCTGCGACAATTACAATCACGGACGAGAACTTGGCCGCCGTTGTGGCCGCCCAGGGCGACTACCTAAAGGGCCTGCAGGCCGAGAACGACAAGCGGGCTACCAGTGCAATTGCCAAGGCCAAGGCAGCCGCCGAGGCCGAGAAGCAGGCCGCAATTGACGAGGCTGTAAAGGCAGCCGTCGAGGCCGAGCGCAAGCGGGCAAATGACGAGGCCAAGAAGAAAGCCGATGAAGAGGCAAAGCGCAAGTCCGAAAGAACCGAGCCCGAATACTTGACAGCGTTCCGCAAGGAGCTTGAGGAGAAGGAGAAATTGGCCGCCGACCGCGAGGCCGCTCTCGGCAAGCGCATCGACGACCTGCTCAAGGTCAACGAGACCCAGGGCGCCGCCCTTTCCACGCTTCAAAAGGAGAACGAGGCAATGAAAGCCAAGGCCGCCAAGGCCGCGCGTGAGGCGCTCATCAACAACACCGCCAAGGAGCTTGGCATTCCAAGCTGGCGCATTGACGAGGGCTTCGTGCTTGCGGACGACGCCGACGAGAGCGCAATCAAGGAGACACTCGGGAAAGTCGCAAACAATCTGAAGGTGAACACCATGCAGGGGAGCGGGGGCTTCGTACTCGACGACAGCCGCAAGGTAACCGACGAGGAGGCAGCCGCCATCGCAGACAGGTTAATGAAATAATTCTTAGAAAATGATTGATTTAGCAAAAGTAAAAGAGGAACAAATCTTGACGGGTAACGACAATATCGTTATCCGCAAGTACATTGACGGCATTGAGGGCGGCAGGGACTTGGACATCGCCGACTTCAAGGCAGCCACTGGCTCTTCCGTTCTCCATGCTGGGCACGTCATCATCAAGAAAGATGGTGCATACAAGCCGTACCCGGTCAAGAAAACTGGCGAGAGCTACGCTTACGACACGCTTCCCGAGGGTTATGCCATAGCGGGCATACTGGTTGCCTCGATTGACGCAGCCACCCACGGGGCAGGCATCATGACAAGGGGAAAGGTTAATGCAAGTGACAAAGTGCAGCCTTATTCCTATGCAGGCATATTAACGGCATTGAAGGCAGCACTGCCTTTAATCGAATTTATGGAGGACGCTGACTGATGGAAAAATCACTTTATTTTCAGTACGTACAAAAGTACTTCCCACAACTCATTCTTGCGATTGTAAACAAGCTGAACGACTCCACTCGTCCGCTTACGTACCTTTACCGCGACGCACTCCGCCCGCGTTTCTCGGTTGACGGCCGCTGGGCCACCATCACGGGCAACTACACTCGCGTAGCCGCCGACGTGGTGGCAATGGACTCGCCGTTGCCGCTTATCAAGCGCGACTCGCTCGAGGCCGCTTCGGGCTTCATTCCCAAGATGGGTCTCAAGCTGTTCTTGAACGAGAAGCAGATGAGCGACATCGAGGCCATGCTTGCGAGCGGAACGCCCGTTGACCAGGTTATCAACGTGATTTTCGAGGACACCCCGAAGGTCATAGAGGCCATTTACGAGCGTATCGAGTACATGTTCCTGCTCGGACTTTCCACCGGCGTGGCCCTTGCCAGTGGCAATGAGGGTAACCGTGCGGTAGGAACGCGTCTGAACTTCGGCTTCAAGACCGAGAACACGTTCGGCGTGAAGGCGCTTTGGTCGGATGCCGAAGCCTGCAAGCCTTTCGACGACATCAAGAGGATTATGGACAAGGCCGAGGTCGACGGGAACACCGTTATCCGCGTTTACGCCGACGATGCCTGGATTGACGCGGCATGTGCCTCCCAGCAGGTGCGCAACTACTTTGCATTTGCTCTCAACAGCACGGTCGCCAACACCGCAATCATTCCAATCCTTGACCGCGAGCAGCTGAACACCGTGCTGCAACGGAAGTACGGCATCACCCTTGTGCGTGTCAACCGCTCGGTGCGCACCGAGAAGAACGGCGTGCAGACCACCGTCAAGCCTTGGAAGCAGGGCTCTGCCACTTTCGTGTGCGACGAGCAGGTGGGCGACCTGGTGTGGACCAACCTTGCCGAGGCTTCGCACCCCGTGGCAGGCGTCACTTATCAGACGGCCGACCAGTTCATTTTGGTCAGCAAGTACCGCGACAACGACCCGCTGCGTGAATACACCAGCTCGCAGGCCCGCGTGGTTCCGGTGATTGCCAATGTCGACCGTATTTATACACTTGACACCAAAACAGTACAGGCGTGATGAAGGTCAAGGTTCTCATTCCATTCCATGACGTATCCGACTTCTCCAAGGTTTATGAAAAGGACTCTGTCGTGGACTTCCCCGAGACGAGGGTGCGGGAGCTTCAGTCATTGAGGCTCGTGGCGCCCGTCGACGAGGAGGCTCAAGTCAGAAAACGTGGACGAAAGGCGAGATGACGATAGGCGAGTGGACACAGGAACGTTTCAATCTCTTGGGGTATCCTTACCCCAAGGGCGTTGAGGCGGAGTTGTTCAAGGGCATCGACCCTGGCGAGGAGTACAGTGAAGAGCTGCAAGAGAAGGTCGAGACAGGGCTGGTGGGCATCATTCCGTATCTGATGAACGCGCCCCAGTCGGTATCTGAGAGAGGTTTCTCGCTGTCGCGGCAGAAGCTGACGGAACTGTACAAGTTTCTGCTGAACAAGTACGGGCTCGATGACGCCTACGGAATACTTAACACCATAGAGGACAAGACGGATGTTTGGTAAACTCACATACGCACCGCACAAACTTTACCTTGTGAGACAGGGCAAGAAATTCGACGACGATGGCAACTTTGAGGGGGTTGCCGAAACGGTCGAGCTTGTCGGCGACTGCCGCTGTGACGACGCGGGGGTCAGAGACGCGATAACCGTGAACGGCGAGCGTTTCTTTCCTTCCTATCACATTGTCTCGGGCAAGAAGGTTGCCAACGGCGCAACGGTGAGGGTGCTTGCCGACGACGGGAGTGTACGTGCCGAGGGGAAGGTAATAAGGACGGCTTATTCAAATTATTTCAAAATGTACCAGGTATGGATATAAGTGCAAATATTTCGGGCTTTGACGGCCTGCTGGAGGCCTGCAAGCGAGATGTCATGGCGGCTATGAACGAAGTCGGCGAGCAATACGTCGCCGATGCGGTCAGTGAGGGGAACTACCATGATGTCACGGGCAATCTTCGACGCAGCAACTACTACAAGGTCGACGAAGATGGTCTCGAGGTGGGCAATTCGGCCAGTTACGCCTCCAGTGTGGAAGCGAGAGGGCTGGACGTTTGCTCGACGTTTGCGCTGCGTGCCGAGGAACGGCTAAAGGAAAGGTTTGAATGATGATTACAGAGGGAGACACGGCAAATATTGTCTACGGGCTGTGCAAGCAGCTCGGGCTTCCCGTCCTGCAGGGTGGCAACGCAGGCAGCTTCTCGGATGGGGAGCGGGTCGTTGTACACGCCCACAGGCAGGAGCGCGAGAGGCAGTATTTGAAGAACTTCCTCGAGGTGAACATCATAGTGCCCGACGAGGCTGGCGAGGCCAGGACAAAGGCGCTCAAGGAATACGAGCGCAGGGTGCAGGACATGTTCTACGAGGACATCGTGGGCGTGTACGGCGGCCATGGCTACGTCATAGAGCTCAAGTCGCTCGGCATCGAGGAAGAGGCATCACTGAAATCACACTTTGTCAATTGTAAACTATTATTCAGCACATTAAGATGAACACATTCATAGGTTTAAAAAAATTGTACTACGGCGATCCGCTCACGACCGCGCCCACGCAGGCCGGAATGGCGGACTTGCTGAAGAACATGACCGAGGTTAAGAACGTGCACGGCGACACTTGGGGCTACGAGGAGGCAGACCCCGAGAACACCGAGTACGTCAACGAGCTTACGGGCACCAATTACTACGTAGACACCACCAAGCAGGGAATACCCACCATCAAGTTCACCATGGGCGAGTACGAGTTCCAGCAGAAGGCCGACCTCCAGGGGGGCAAGGTCATCACCGGGGGCTCGGGCGAGGCCTCAAAGGCGATAGGCTGGGAGAAGTCCACTGAGCTCGGTGTGATATACAAGTCGATTGTGGCGCTCTCAAAGACGGGTACCTACATCATATTCCCAAAGGCTCAAATCACGGGCAAGGGCGACACGCAGGAGAAGAACATCGGCCTCGGCGTGAGTGCGCTCTGCTGCGAGTCTGACGTGGAAGGTGTGGCGCCCGAGTACTGGATTAAGGCTTCTGTTTAACCATAGCTTCCTATAATCACGGGGGGTGCGCCGCGGCATGATGGCACACCCTCTTTTATTTATTTTAAATATGAACGGACCAAGTTTAGTATCGGACGCCATATTGGGCGACAGCATGAGATTCGTCACCATAGGCGGGAAAGTTTACAGCATCAAGCCGCCAAGCATCAAGGTCATCTTGTCGGCAATTAAGCATTTATCCAAGGTAAGGTTGAAGGGCGACACGTACACCAAGACAGGGCTCCTTGCAGAGTACCCCAAGAACACCAGTCACATTGTCAGAGGCATCGCAGTGTTGATACAGGGCAGTGACGGGTGGAAAGCGAGGCGGCTGGCGGGGAAGCTCAAGGACGGGACTTTCGACGAGCTGTTGAAAGCCTTTGAGGCGGCGGTCCAGTTGATGGGCTGCGAGAGTTTTTTCGCCATTGCTCAGTCAGCAAAGAGCTTGAGCCAAATGGCGGCAAGGCCGAAATAATCGGCGGCGACACCATGTTTGGAAAGATAGCCTCTTTCATGGAGCTCGGCTTCACTTATCAAGAGGTCATGAACATGCCCTTAAGGAACCTGGCCATGTGCCAAAGCGACAAGGTGCGCGTGGCCTACGGCAAGGTGATGCGGGAAATGTCGGCCGAGGAGGAGGAGGCTTTCATCAACGGCAAGCTGGCTGGGCGTTAAAGATAATAATTGTATTAATCGCAGAAAATTAACATTAAATATTTGCATAATAAAGAATATAGTTTTATATTTGCAAAGTCAAATAAAGAAAAAAGCTCATGAAAAAAGTAATTTGTTTTATACTTAGATTGATTGCAAGTGTAGCGATACTCTTTGTCTGCATGATTGACGACTTCTCTTCATTCAGCGGTTACCTGTGCGTTGTCGGCGTGTGTGCGCTGGTGGCGTTTGCAGGGTTCAAAGGGGCCGCTGCAATAGAGAAAAGTAATAATGTACGGACTACCTTATAAAGGTTCAAAGTCGCGGATTGCGACCAAGATTGTAGACTTGCTTCCGAGTGCGGGGCATTTCTACGACATATTTTCCGGCGGCGGGGCTATCCTTCACAGAGCCGTTTTGGCGGGGCGCTGGGGCGATTACACGCTTAACGACATCAACCCCATGGCACCGCGTTTCTTCATGGACTGCGTTGACGGGAGGTATCATGACGAAAGGCGGTGGGTGACCCGCGAGGAGTTTTTCGAGAGAAAAGACGCCGACGCCCTTGTAGCCTTTTGCTGGTCTTTTGGTAACAACCTTGTGGACTACATATTCGGCAAGGACATAGAACCGGTGAAAAAAAAACTTTATGACGCGGTGGTCAATGCCGACTACGCGCCGATGCTGGTATACGGCGTTGACCTGTCGGGGCTGGACGGGCTCAAGGATTTGCATCATCGCCGGCTGACGGCGCAGGCGTTGTGCCAAAGAGCGGGAATATATCTCCCACTCGAACCGCTGCGCCATTATGAGCGTCTTCAAAATCTCGAAAGGCTAAGACCTTACAAGGGGAAAATACATGCTGTATCAACAGATTACAGGGGCGTTGAAATACTGCCCGACTCGGTTGTGTACTGCGATATTCCCTACAAAGGCACCGATGACTACGGCGTTGACTTCGACCACGAGCAGTTCTACGACTGGGCGTGTTCGCAGCGCGAGCCGGTGTACGTATCGAGCTACGAGATGCCGGCCGACAGGTTCGATTGCGTAGCCGAGTTCCCGTTGGTTTGTAGGTACAGCAAACAGTCCAACTCCAAAATGGTTGTCGAGCGGCTTTTCATTCCAAAGGGTCAGAAACGAATAATGACGACATTGTTTTAGTGTGGCGCGGCATTCTTTCTTCTTCATGTGCTTTAATTTGACCGTCGTGTCACACTTTTTTAAAATATACTGAATATGAAAATCAAAATCAAGCTACTTAGCGAGTCCGCCGTTGTCCCCAAGAGGGCCACTTCCGGCAGCGCCGCCTATGACGTGTACGCGCCCGCCGACATACTCGTGCATCACGGGCGGAACGTCATAATGTTGGGTTTCGCCATAGAGCTGCCAGTAGGTTACGAGGCGAAGATTGAGCCCCGCTCGGGGTATTCCTCAAAGGGGTTTGCTGGTTTTGCCACGGCCTTCAGCGATACCGAGAACCGCTACGACTGCGATGTGATTGTCGGGAAGATAGACAGCGACTACAGGGGCGACGTAGGGGTCATCGTGTACAACAGGGACAATTACCCATTTGTCATCAAGCGCGGCCAGCGCATCGCCCAGCTGACCATCTACAGGGTCGAGGACGCGGAGTTCACTGAGTGCGAGGAATTAGGCGAGACGCGCCGCGGAGGCGGAGGTTTCGGTCATACGAATATTTGAATGGCTGTAGATTTGAGAACGCAGGACACTGCCGCGGTGCGGCGGACCCTGGAACGGATAAAAGAATTTGTAGATCGGGTGGCTAAATCCAAGACCGTGTACACTGCAAGCGCCGGGAACTGCATCTACAACTCGACGCAGCGAAAGGACGTCGAGAAATTCATGGCCATGCACAAGTGTGAGGGGCATATAAGGGAAATCAAGTACATCGACCTTGAGAGAGTGAACGTGATGCGCAAGAAGATGGGGCTCGGTGCCGTGAGGAAGAGCCTCGGCATCGACATATCAACGAGGGAGTTAAAGTCAAGGCTTGTGCAGGCCGGCTACATCAAACCAAACTCCAAGCGCAAAAACATCAACCAAGGCCGTGACGAGGACATCCGCAGGCTCTACGACAACGGGTACACGCCCGAGATGATTTCGCAGGAACTCGGGCTGAATATAGCTGCGAGCACGATAAGAAGGATTGCCCGCGGCTGGCAATGACAGTAAAATGGGAGAAGTTCAAAGGATACACGACATATTTAGTATGCGTATTCGCGCCTCCATGAGCGTAAAGGCAAAACGCATAGAACGAAACAATAAAGATGCCGAAAAATATGAACGTATGGGCTATAAGGTAATACGCGGTCTTCACCCGAACGGCGCTTTCTTTGCCGATGCCGGAAATCATCCTGCACACGAGGTTGAGGTGGGGAAAATCATGGCAGAAAATGGATTGTCGACCACCCTTGACAAAGAGGGCACCGTTATAAAATTCCCCGATGGCCGCAAGTATAAATTGCCTTCTCCCGATGGACGGCTCCAGGGACATACGCATGAAATATATTCATTGAACGGGGAACCAAGCGAGAGAACGGTAGCGGAGGCAATAAAACACAGCCACAAAACTTTTAAGCCCGACGACAGAAGAAGCGTACAAGCGGAAATCGCAATATCTGTCGCTCCGAAAGGCAGCGGGTACAAGCCTCGTCACATATCAGCTGGCGTAAAGGAATACAAACGGCAAGTCCGCTCGGGTGAAACTGCATCTAAGCCTCGCGTGTATTTGCACGTTGACATGGCAACAAGGTCGGTTTATTACTGGAGTATAAAATGATAAAGCACCCTTTTACAGGTGCCTTATTCAGTCTGACGGAAAAGGTATATACTGCACTCAGTTTGCCTCTGTCCTACAACAAAATACCGCCGAGTCGAAAGTGCTGACACTGCTATATTGTAGACCCACGTCGACATTACAAAATTACAGCATTTTTTTACACCACCAAATAATTTGATGTATTTTAACAGTTATTTTTAAACGATGGTAAATCCATTTCGGCCAATATGCAGGCAGTGACACAAAGGGCGCACGGCTGGTTTTAAATGCAAGCACCGCCGTCGGGCAGCAAGAGAGCAGAAGATACCCGAAGCGCCCCTTTTTAAATACTTTAATTGTGACATATAATGATATAATTTAATTTTTCAAATATTTTATTTGCATATTAAAGATAAATGCACTATTTTTGTTGTACAAAAAAAGAGCCCATATCTTTATCACACTATATTGGTTTATGCGTCCTGCGGTGTTTTTTAACTCTTTTTTGGGCACCGTGGGGCGCTTTTTTAAGCTATGAATAACTTGACAACATTCAACAATCCCGAGTTCGGGCAGGTGAGAACGACAGAGATTGACGGCGAGCCTTGGTTCGTCGCCAGGGACGTGGCAACAGCTTTAGGATACACCAATCCAAGCAAGGCCATTGCCGACCATGTGGACAACGAAGACAAGGGGGTAACGAAATGTGACACCCTTGGCGGCGGGCAGCAAATGACCGTAATCAACGAGAGTGGGCTATACTCGCTGGTGATGAGTTCCAAGCTCGAGGGCGCCAGGCGGTTCAAGCGCTGGGTGACCGGCGAGGTGCTGCCTTCGATCCGCAGGCACGGAATGTATGCCACAGGGGTCACCGTTGAGCGGATGATTGCCGACCCCGACTTTGCCATCAATCTTCTCAACGGGCTCAAGGCCGAGCGCCAGCGCCGTCTCGATGCCGAGGCCAAGACCGCGGAGCTTGAGGAGCAGGTTCGCCACGACGCGCCCAAGGTGTTGTTTGCCGACGCGGTGTCAGCTTCCCAAAGGTCTTGTCTTGTCGCAGAACTTGCCAAAATTCTGCAACAAAACGGCGTGGACATCGGGCAGAACAGGCTATTCAAGTGGCTGCGCGAGAACGGCTACCTCGGGAACCGCGGCGAGTATTACAACCAGCCCAACCAAAGGTTTGTAGAGATGGGGCTTTTCGAGATTAAGTACACCACAGTGGTAAGGTCCGACGGCACGTCATTACACACGAGCACCCCTAAGGTCACGGGTAAGGGTCAGATTTACTTTTTGAACAAATTTCTACATTGATGGCACGACAGCTCGATATATTCGGAGAAGAATCCACTATCAAGCCCAAAGTGAAATCTGCAAGCGTGGTTTTCCACGACTACGAAAGCTACATTAAAAAGTTCACCAAAAAGAATAATGAGCTAACGACCGACGACACCTACACGCCGCAGGACGTCTACGAGGCTGTAGTGGCCTACGTGGATAGCATCTATCCACTGAAAGACAAACAGATTTTGCGCCCTTTTTTCCCAGGAGGCGACTACGAACATGCCGACTATCCCGACGACGGGGTGGTCATTGACAACCCGCCGTTTTCGATGTTTACACAGATCTGCAAGTTCTATTGCAAAAGGGACATACCGTTTTTCCTTTTTGGCCCAGGCATGACCATATTTTCAGTGCTGAAATACTGCTCCGTGGTGGTGGTCAACAATCGCATAACTTTTTCAAACGGGGCAAAAGTTCGTATCAACTTTGCCACCAACCTGCTGGGCGACACGCTGGTCACCACGGCCACAAGCCTCGACAAGACCATAAGAGAGTGCCCGAGCCAAAACAAAAAGGCCGACCTGCCGAAATACCGCTACTGCTATCCCGACGAGCTGCTTTCGGTGTCGGACTTTCAGTCGATTGCCTGCGGAGACGTTGACTTTTCCGTGGGCCGCCAGGAGGCCGTAGTGGTCAATAACCTTGACCTGCACCCTAAAAAGTCGCTGTTTGGCGACCACCTGCTTGTGTCAAAAGATTTTGCAGCAAAAGCGGCAGCAGCAAAGGTTGCTGCAAAACGCATGGCGCTTGATGATAAAATCGTGGTTGAGCTCAGCGAACGGGAGAGGAAGATTGTCGATGAGCTCGGTAAGGCTTAACACAATCATAATTACATGGGCGAAATCCAGCGCATAACAATAAGCAAAGCAAGTCTTGCCATCGGGCGTGCCTACGACGCATTTATCAACAAGCGCTTCCCGAAGATGGGCGATATTGTCATAGGCAAGGTCGAACAACGCATGAAGCGGTATGCACGGGAGCACGACGTGGAAATGGCAAATGGCGGCCTTGTGCTAAACATCAAGAAATTCTCACACATGATACGGCAGGAAAAGCGGAGAATAGATAAGGCTGTCGGTCGTGATGGGTGGGTCTCGTTTCCTAAAGAGTACAGGAGGATGCGCTTGTATTGGGACCATGACAAACGGAATTTTGTCTATGTAAGCACGGCTAACAAGTTCATTGTCGAGCCAAACAAGCAATTGAACACATCAAAAGAAAGGGTTGTCCTTGTTACCGGGCAAAAAATAAATCCCAAAGAGCGTTTTGATATGCCACGCTTCATTGAGATTTATCATTGAAAGGCTGGCGGGGTTATCGAGTCACCCTCATATCGTTGCTGATAGCAACGCCGCTCCGTCCCAAGTATCATGCGCTCTACCAGCCTTTTAATATCTTACTCTTCAAAGGTACAACTCAGTTTTTAATTTACCAAAAAATCTTAAAAGTATTTTGTGCGGAACGGCTTCCTGCGTCGGGAAGTTCAGCACCCATTCACCAACCAGCAAGCAATCGACAAACAAGTGACAAGAAACCGACAAACAAATTCCATATAATAACTATTTGTAAATATGTTAGTTACCAAGCAAATGAAATGTTGAGCGACAAACAAGTGACAAACAATCGACAAACAAGTGACAAACAATCGACCACACCTACAGATAGTACAGATAGATATAATATTATCTAACGATAATATTCCCCCCTTAGAGAGTGATTTTGATTTTCAAAAAGAAGTTCAAAATGCGATCGTTGTGAAGTGTCAATTGTGTGCAGAGCAGAAAAACTCACGAAAACGCGCCAAGGCCAGGGAACGCATGATTAGGCAGGCAATGAAGCGTGTAAGGCAACATAGCTCCATGTGTCATAAAGCCTCCTGGGTTTAGCGGGTCTTAATTATAGCAGTCTGTGCCCCGCAATTCTTTCCAGTCCTTGGAGAATTGGAATGAATTGGAGCGTTTTTCAAAGGGTGTTTCATAAAAGTTGGAAATTGCAGCACCTGCCGCTGTCTAAAAACATTCCAAAACGCATTTTTTACAGCCTGTGGGATAGAGAGGCAATGCAGGCGCCGTGCGGGAAATTGCCCCGCCATGAATAGAGTGCAGTTGTTCAGAAATCCCGAACAGCTGCTCACTGCTTGGCGCGGAACTCTATCTCGCAGCCGCAATTGGGGCAGGTGATGCTGTTGCCGGGAACTGGTGCCTCCTGGTGCGTGGCCTCGTCCTTAAAGAAGTCCATGATGTCACACCCGATGATGCTTGCGATTTGGCGCAGGGTGGATACTGTGGGGTTTGGCTTGTTTATAGTCCTTGACAATGTGCCTGCCTCGATGCCCATTTTCATCGCAACCTCTTTCTGCGTAAAACCTTTCTCTTTTATCAATTTTTGGATGTCCATAAGTTATATTTTAATGCCGTTTGCAAAATTAAATCAATTTATTTAATCCGTCAAGAAATTTTAAAGTAAATTATATTTCTATATAATAAATCTTATTTATTAATCAATGTATAATACTATGATATAACATAAATAAATGTTAAAAATGATATTGTGATATAATTTTTTGCCCAAAATATTTGCAAAGTTATATTTTAATGCCTACTTTTGTCACAGATAAGAAAAACAGAAACACCAACCACTAAAATTTACAGCAATGAAGTACAAAGTGACAACAATAGGACAAAAGGTGATATTCAACACCAACAGCCTGGCAGCGGCCACAGAGGCCGCAATGGACTATTCAGAGGCAAATGGCAAGTCCACCTTTGTGTGGCGCAAAGGCCAAAGGGCCTGCACCTACTGGATACACCGCGAGCAAGACGGCACCTTTACCATGTATCGCGGCGCCGGGCGCAAATAACAACTAAAAATTACTAACCACTAAAATATAAAGTTATGGCACAGTTCAAAATGCAAATGCGTGAAATCATGAGCCTCGCATGGGGCTTTGTAAAAAGAAACGGCTTCACCATGAGCGAGGCACTTAAAATAGCATGGCGCAACTTCAAGTTGAAGACGGCAATGAAAATACGCATTGTAAAATTCTACTTTCAAAAGGTGGACGGCTCGACCCGCGAGGCATACGGCACCTTAAAAAGCGACCTTTGCCCCCAAACGGGCGATACAGGGCGCAAACCGTCGCCAACGGTGCAGGTGTATTATGACACCGAAAAAGCCGCTTGGCGGTGCTTTAAAAAGGCCAATTTAATCAGTATTAACTTTTAAACTTTTACAGCAATGAACGTAAATATATCTGAAGCAATTAAGCACATCAACAGGGCCGGCACCTTTGGCGAGAATGTTGCAACCATGCAACAGCTTTACGGCCTCACCAAAGAAGATGCCGTGATACTGGTCAAAGGCACATTAGTTGCCATGGCCTTTATCGAGGCCTGCCGGGACTTGAAAAGAAAAAGTTTAATCACAAAAATATAAAGCTATGACTTACATCAGCAACACAGCACTAAACCACCTGCTAAAGGTGCTCGGCTACTTAAAAGCGGCCGAGAACGAGTTTGAAATCGCCGCCAGCACCGAGGACTGGCTGGCCGACACAGTAGACACAGAGGGTCTCGTGACCTTCCAGTCAGAGGTCACAAACTACATCGCCTGCAACGTCGAGACCGTCTGCATCAGCGACGCCGACTGCGACACGCTGACCCGGCTCAAGAGCCAACTCAACAGCTGGCTGGCCGGCAAAATAAAGGACAACAAAATACAAATTGACGATGAGCGCCCCGCGGTCAAGAAGAAGAAACACCCGATGGCCAAGCTCGACGAGGACAAGGTGAAAACAATCCTCGGGCTTGTCAAGAGCGGCTGCGACTACGAGACCATAGGCAAGCGCTTTGGCGTGTCCAGGACCTGCATCTACGG